AAGGTCCGTTGCAGCTGCCACGACCACAGACGCATAGCTATTCGCCAGCTGCAACGGACCTTCTTCCACAGCTCCGATGTCACCGTGAACGCTGATCAAAATTGACGATCCAGTCGGTACAAACAGACGCGAAGCCAAAAGCATTGCTTCGGTAATCGTCTCTGGTGCGCCGTTTGGATAGTCGCTTGCGCTATAGCGCGTCCCGTCGTTTGCACCGCTGGGATAGCCGTAAGGGACAGAATCCGCTCCAGTCAATGCCGTGACGCCGTTTGGCACCACATGAACGACCGTAATTTCAGCATCAACAGCTGGCACGGTCACTACATTGTTCGAGTCAGCCCAATACTTCAGGCCGCCAGGGGTGACAAACGCCGGGCCAGCACTGTTCAGCTGACTGTCTGTAGTAGCCGTACTGGAGTTGTCAATGTCGTCGATGCTGGCAATCGTACCGACGCCAGAGTTTGTTGTCGTGGCGTCAAATCCGCTGGACAGCGTGACGTTGGTGGCATTGACAATCAACTCCTCGTTGATTGTTGTTGTACCATTCAGAGTCAGATTGGTGAAACTGGTCGGCTCATCGAGCGTGATGTCGTTGGCGCCAAGGTTTTCAACGCTGAGGGTTTGGCCGGTTGCAATGTCCTCTAAGCCGCGTGGCGTGACTTGATAGCCCTCTTCGTTGAAGCCGGTTGCATAAACGCGACCGCCGTCAACGTTGGTGAAGTAATAGGTGAATTTGTTTTGGTCGGACAGCTCTCCTTGGTACTTGGGGATTGCCTTGGTGTAGTTGAGGTAGCCAGCCCACTCCCAAGCATGACCAAACAAGCGGATGACACTAGGACGACGGAATTGAACGGCCCAGTTATCCAATGCATTGGCCGCTCCACTTGGGACAAAGCTGTCCATGTCCCCGCTGTCTGACGGGTCCAATTCACGGGATGCGCTTGCTTGCGGGGTCAGCAACGTGTGAGCTTGTGCGCTGGTGAAACCAATCGCAGTCAAGAACAGATGCAGCGCCCGATAGTCAGTTGCCGCCCTGTACTGATCTTGGATCAGTGTGTTACTTCCCCACAGCGTCGAGAAGTTGTAACCAAGGGTGGTTGACGATTCGGTACCTGCGGTGTCGTCGTCAAAAATCAGGATTGGCGACTCGTTTTTGTAAAAGTCCTCGGGGTTGAAGGTGGAAGCCATGTGGACATAGCTTTCGCTCCACTTGGTTGCGGTAAAGGTTGCGTCCTCGTTCTCTTCGATGCAGGTGAAGTGCTTGTTGCTGCGAGTGACTGTTTCACCCTTCTTGTAATGAGTGTTAGCCGCCCACGCTTGCAAAGTGTTTCCGCGACGCAGAATAACTTCAGAACCTAAAGATGCTCCAGAAATAGAAGTTTTGGCGACCCCTTGTACCAGCAACACCTCGGTTGCACCAAACTCGGTGTCGATAGCAGGGTCAGAAGTGTCAGTCTGAATTACATAGTCACGAACCGGAAGGCGAGCAGCGGAACTGGTGTTCGCCAGCTTCAGGGTGTAACGACGCTGCTCTGGGGTACGAGTATCGACAAAGCGGCGGATGTAAACGCGTTTGCCGATTGCTTCGCTGTTGCCAGCGGCAGTCGTGCCAGGGGTTTCGCCATCTTCGTCCTCAATAGCGGCACTGATATTGAGTCGATCAGTGTCGGAAGTGCTCCAAGCAGAAGCCGTGAAGGTGGTGCGCCAGTCTTTACCGAGCGGGTTTTCAACCCAGAGATAGCTGTCCTCGCGCAAGGTGTACCCGTCCTTGGCAACAATGTCGGGCACGCCGGAAACCGTTGCACTTTCGCCAAGCGGCGTGGTCAGATCAATCGTGCTGGCTGTGATCGCAGAAACAGTGCCCAGGTAAATCCGGCGAACGTTGTTGCTGAGCCCGGAAAGATTGTCCGCAACCTTGATGGTGCTGACGTTCCAGTCGCTGTCCGCCGCAAAGCTGCTGGTGCGGTAGCCGTCGGAAATTGCAGCACACCCGCCAAAGTTCGAGTTGCTGTTGGTAATGGTGATCTCGCCGCCGCTTTCGGTCCAGTGGTGAACGCCTTGCCCGATGGCAAAGACCGACACTTCTTGGATGACTGCTTCGTTTACCGCACGAATGTGGAACGAACGACGGTTGGGGTCCATCCGAGTATCGTCTGGACTTGTTGCGATGTAGTCGTCGTAATCGGCAAAGGCGCCCCAGTTGCCAGCGGAATACTTTTCCCAGCAGTTCAGATCACGCTGCAGGCTTACGCCAGTGAATTGAGCAGTAACAATCGAGCGGAAACCTGTAGGGACTGCGCCATCAGCGTAAATTCCGCACAGACCGTAATTACTGCGAATTGAAGTGTTAAAGATATAAGGGCTAGCAGAAAGAGTAGTATCTGTGTCCTCGGTTTGCGAACCACTGGCAGGCTGTGGGCCAGTGATTTGATACTCGGAGATATTGGTGACGGCTAAGGCGTTATCAAGGCCACCAGTGTTGTTGGTGCCGCCAAAAGCTTGCCGGATCTTGCCGTAAAACTCGTCAAGCTCAGTCTTGCCTGCAAACTGGAAGCAATCAAGGAGGTGATGGCTAGCGGTGCTGCCCTCCTTGTCCATAAAGGTGAAGCCGAAGTAGTACCCCGTGCCAGTCACCTTGAAGATGGCTCGACGGTTGCTTGCGTCGGCTGCTTCATCCGCAACAGCTGGAACGCTGTCGGGCTTAAAGATCGTTTTCCGTAGGTCAATGCCGCACAGGGAAACGCCACGAGGCAACAGCACGCCTCCGTCGGCGTTGGGGTTGAACTCGGTCAACTCCGCGTTAGTCGGCTCTTTGCCGTCCTGCCACTCGGAAACAGATGCAGCGCCAGTGGCGTTGTAAACGGTGGTGACGCCAGGCATCAGGATGATGCTGACTAGATCGTTATTAGTGAGCGGGCTTGTGTAGTACGACTTGGCGGTGATGATCCCGGCCTCGATGATGGCTCGGTTGACCGTTTTGAACGGGCGAGCTTCGGTGTAGCCGCATTCCAGACGCTGCAGTTCAATGCGTTCGGTCGCGGTGCCGCTGGTGCTGTAGCTGCCCGAAACAAACGTGTCCTTGCCGATAAACGGGTTGACGTAAAGGACGTAAGGGGCACTAAGCGGATCGTTGACAGTCGCGCCAGCGGCAATCTCAGCTGCACCACTGAGCTGCCGAACCGCGTCGGTCAGTGCCGCAATCTGGGTGCGGAAGGTGGCTTGCGAACTGTCGATGTGATCGAGTGAGCCCGTTTGACCACCGCGAACGATCTCTGCCACTGTCCGACAAGCTAAATCTTTCCGTCAGTGTAGGGCGCCCTGTCTTTTACGGTTAGTTGGTGCCCATTCGCAAGGCAATCTCCCCGACCGTCACAAAGTTTGCTGAACCGGCGATCACATCCGTTGAACGGGTGTTTACGGCGACCGAGGTAATCAAAATTTGAGTGTCGTAGTACAGGTCACCCGGCATAACCCCAGCGCGGTCCTCCGCACTGTCCACCATCCAAAACTCGGCGTCGGCATTACACCCTTTTTCGGTCAGCAATAAGAGCTGCATTAACGCTGTAGATCCCTGTTCGTTAGTAGCAGTGTGTTTACGGTCAATAAAAAAGTCGATTGAGCCGCCTCCGCTGACAAGTGATTTGACTGACTCGCCAAACTTTTCGCCTACTGAAGTCGTATCAACCTCAGGTGCATTCATATTGAGTGACCACTGGGCCATGTCGCACTGCAACATCCATAACGCATTGGTAGGTCCGGCATTGACGTAATACCGAGGTGTAAGGTCCGCGTTGTCGTACTCCGTTATGTACGCCGGAGGATCTGTGTAGTCAGGCGCAAAATCACAAATAGATTCGAGCGAGACCTCATCTTGTGCATCACTAAAGCTGTAATCGCCAATATCTGTGGCGCACTCCGTAATCGCGCTGTTGTACTCTGTCGTACCAACCGCGGAAATAATCAGCGAGTTAAAATCAACCTTATATAGCGATACGCGGTCAGTTGTGCGCCCCAGCAGGGCAGCTGCTCTAGACGAGTAAAAACTTACCTTGTCTAACTGATCTCGATAAATGTAGTAGTTTTGGCTTGTTGTTAAACCACACTCTTCCGAGCGCATGTAAAACTGGTCTGTATTTGTGCCGGTGTAAAAATTATCTTCTGTGCTCGTAATGTGGTCGCGGTTTGTTCCGAGAGTCCACTCGGATTCGTAGTACATGGCATAGCCGTTAGGGCAGTCCGGTCCATCCGTACCGTCGTCTACGTCAATTGGAAGGCCGTTTGCTGAACTAATTGTGATGTAGTCGCCGCTCCAAAAAGCGGGGTTACGTAAATAAATTGAGTTACCACTTGTCTGAACGTCACCGGGACGCAGCACCGTAGGCTCCGGCGCTTCTCGCCGTAGTCGAATCTTCCCACCAACGCCGAGGACAGCCATCAGAAGGTTCCGCTAAGGGATCCACTCGCTTGGAAATTAATGCTGCACGCCGTCACCGCACCAACAGAAACTGGCGTGGACACTTGGGTGATAAAAGCGTCTACTTCAATCTCTGTGTTTTCAGCAGTGTCAAAAACAAACTTCACTTGGCCAATGTCCGTGGAGTTAGTAAACACGCTGTTAAGAATTGCGACTGTCCCGAAGTCGTCTTTGTCATACAGAATTGTCGCGCTTCCGCTTGTTCCACGGATTCCAGGAACATACGTTCTGTCGTAAGAGCCAAGCGTTGTTGTTTCCAGGGAGTCGCGGGCGATATTTAGGGTGTACTCGCGGCACTTTCCGATTCGGACGCCGTTGAAACGCAGTTCACCACTAGAACCAGTAAGCACTGCCATTAGCCGTCCCTCTGACCGCTCAGTCTTACAGAGATACTACTCACACCTGGCCGGACAGAACTAATGCTGGGCTGCCCGGAAAAGCGCCAAAGCAAGCTGCCAACAAGACGGTTTTTCAAATCTGCATCCATGCCTTGCCACACTTCTGCGGGAAGGCTCAAATCGTCTTTCTCGCCGCGAGCGTTGTCATACGCTTCTGCGATCAACAGGGTTTCTGTGTCGCTGAGATTGTCGAACTGTAGAGCTAGTTCTGCGTTAAACGGTTGACTGCCGTAAGCACGGGTTGTGCCAGTGCCGGCAATCGAGGTAAACCGTTTGGTGGCGTACTGCCCTTGGGTCACACGCCGGGATGTGGGCACTAGAGCGGGAAAGGCGGTGGTCATGACACGGTTACGGTGTGAGTGTCGGACTGTGGACTGTCGCTTGCTGAAGGCGAACTGACTGTGCAGGTGAGGACGTAAGTACCAGCTGTCTCAAATGTAATTGTGGCGCGGGGAGCGCCTGAATTTTCAATTGAGGCATCTGCGCCAGTAGTGCTGGAATCCCAGCTCCAGCTGGTAAATGCTGCCGACAGTGCGTCTGCCGTGCCAGTGCCGCTGCCCGCTCCAGTTGCGACAAACACTTCACCAACTGTGTTGGCATCAGCGCCAATGGCCGTGAAGTCGGTCGTTCCAACGCTGACGATTTGGTAGCTCTTGCCGACAACAAAATCGCCTGCATCCGTGGCGTCAGGTTTGCCGTCGTAATCCACGGTGTAGTTCTTGGTCTGACCAGCGGTCGCAGTTGTATCACCGGAAATCGTCACCGTGCCAATCGTGGTGACCGTCGGAGCAGTGACCGCAGTGATTGTTTTGCTGGTTGCGATTGAGGTAGAACCTCTGGTCACGGTGCAGGTGATCGTCTTGCTGCCAGCACTTGTTGCAGTGACAGTTGTGGTCGCTGAACTGCTGCTGCCAAACGTGACGCCAGAACCACTCCAGGCATAGGTGTAGGTTCCTGTGCCGCCGCTAACCAGTGCGCTATAGGTCGCTGCCGTGTCAACAGTGACGCTGCCCGGACCAGTAATCGAAACACCCGTGAAAGAACTGGTGGTCGTACCGCTGTCCTCGCTGGTGCCAATACGACCTTGAATGTTCCAGTTGGAATCAACGTCCCAGCCATCAACGATGGCGCTATAGCCGTTGGCGTTAAGTGGGAAGTAGATCGCGTCAACTTGGATGTTGCCGTCTTCGTCCAAGCCCAAGCTTTGAACCTTGTAGGCGCGGGTTTCAACGCTTGCTTGCTTGAGGCAGAACGCTGCGTTTCTGTACTGACCAGTTGACTGGCCCGTCACTTCAAGATCGACTTCCCGCACGGTGGACTCGGTGCCAGTCCACAGCAGCACCTCATAAGTACCGTCCTCGAGCGGAGTTGTCGTGGTGATCTTGCCTTCGGAGTCGATTGCGCCGTTATTCGGCTGCAAATACGACACGGTTTCAAGTCCCAGCTTGAAGCAACGACCCACCTCAAGTGCTGCTGCGGTCGGAGTCGTTTTGAAGCGGACGGCGTGAGTGGTCAACCTGCGGCCTCGGCAGATGTACTTCGCCACGTCGATTGCGTGGTTCTCGCTGGTGCAAAAGTCGCTTAGGTCGATTGACTCCAGTGGCGCATCGTTAGGCGTGCCAGCCTCGCGGACAGTGACCTCACGAATCACTGGGAACAGGCCCTTGTTGTTGTCATCGGTGGATGCACGCTCTTCGCGCCATTTCACCGACACGCGGTTGGGAATGCGTTGATCAACGTCGCTGTAGACCAGCTCAAACGAGTCTTCAAGGATGTTGCCCGCTGTGTACAGCGCGGTAATGGTCTCTCTTTGATCGAAGTAAACGGCTGGCTGCAGCGAAAATTTGCCGTTACGGATGACCAAATCCAGCAAGAAGAAACCGGCGGTCTGGCTAGCCCATTGCCGCAGGTTCACTGGCGCGGACAACGCACCATCGAAGAAGTAACGACGATCTGATGTCCAAGTCGCGCACTCGGCAAATGCTGCAGTATCGACCTGCAGTTCGCTAAGCACCGATCCAGCGCCATAGCGCTCATTGGTAAGCAGGTCTTCCAACACTTCGGGGAAGGTGTGGATGCTGTTGATGCCCTTGTTGACGTAGACGCTGAGCTGGTTAAGCTCACGCGCTTCAGTGCTACTGCGGATGTTCATCCCGACCAGCGCCATGTTGTCGTAAGTAGGGATGTTGGGATTGGGAGTCAGCAGGTTGACGTAAACGACTTCGTGCTCAGGGTTGCTTGCGGACGAGCTGATTTCGTTAAAGACAAACGCCTCGGCCAACTTGCCCCAGCTATCGGCGTAGCTATCACCTTCCTGCAGTGTGACGCCAAGATTCTGGTTTTTAATTGCTGGAATGCCAAAGGTGTTCGAGCTTCGGGCTACTGGCTCACCCGTAAACACCGCAGTGACCAAGCTGGTGCCAGAACCAGAAGTAATGGTCCGAGTTCCCGAGATGTGTGCGTCCAGTACCTCAAGATTGCCTGTTACCGCGTTGTTGCGGATTTCGTAGCCCGACAAAGGCTCAATCCGAAACTCCCATCGGGCCACTGATGGCATTTGAAGTCGCAGGTAGTTGTAGCTCGCTTGGCGGGTGACACTGCGAGTGCCGAAGCACTGATCGATGTAGGTGTAGTTGTCGCCGCTTCCAGCCTCGCGGTAACCAATGCGGAAAAAGCTGTAGCGCGTTTCAGTGCCGCTAAACGATCCAGATTGATAGTTGCTTACTTCAAGACTCTGGTCTGGACGGTAGGTCTTGTTATTGAAGTAGGTGCAAGCTCGCCCATCAATCTCATCTTGACTCAACGAGTCGCGGAAGTTGCAAAGACCGCTGATTTGGATGCCCAAAGAGCTGCGAATGCCTAACTCCAAAACCTGCGCCGGACGGGGCAACGCGAAGTTTGAGATCGCCACCTTCATGATGTGGCTAGTTTCTGTTGCAGACTTAGTGCCGCCTGTGCCCTCAAGTAGGGCCGTACCAGCTCGGACAACGCGGAACAACACAGAAATTTGCTGGCCGCCACCAACGGGATCTTGGTCAATCTCGGATGAGAAGATCTCGTTGTCTGGTGTGCGGGATTCGCAAACCATCAACGCAGTGCCGCACTTATACAAGTCGCCGATGGTGATGGCATCGTCCCAACCGTGCTGCCGACCTGCCACCGACTGGGCAACATCGCGGCAAGTCTCCTCATGGTCTGGACCTTCCTGCACACCAATGAAGGTTGTGTTTGCGTCGCTGCCGTTGCTCAGGACATAGGTAACGGTGTCCCCAACAGCGAGGGATTGAAAGCCACTAGCCCCTGAACCGTTCTTCTGCGTAAGGCCGGAACGACTTGAAAATTTGTTGTTGTACTTATCG